CATATTCATCAAATCGACAAAGCTCATGCCGTCCTTCTTCAGCGCCTTTTTATCCCCAATAGTAAGAGGTGGAAAATCTGTGATATCCACCTCTTCCATTCCAATTTTCAGTATCACGCGTTTGCTGCTCGTCATGGCAGGTCTCTCCTTTACGGTTAACGATTAGAAATTCGACTTGGTAGTCGTCAGACCAAAATCCACCGCCAACGCGGAAGTGGTCGAGTACCGCGCCATCCCAGCCACGCTAACCGTTAGGCGATCGCGTCCCGGAATGCCGGTGGGAAACGCCGTGTAGACGAACCGCGGAATGTCGATCAGCAGCGAAAAACTATTAGCTCGCGTCAGATTCAGTCGCATCGCGAGCTCAGTTTGATTCTTGAAGTCAAGATACTCAGCGACATCCGTGAAGTCCAACGTACCGGAGATGCGCACCTCCTGCGGGCCACGCCGTCGAACGCGAATGATATTGGTGGAAGCGTTCAGCGCCAGAATACCGTCCAGGTTGTTATTGACCGTTATGTTAAAGGCTTCCCAGCGCGCTGTCGCGGCACCCGCGATCGTCAGACTCGCTGTCTCGAACGTGAATGGATCAGTAGGAGATCCGGGGAACGTCGGTGTCGTCTTCGCGATCAACCCACCATTCTGCGCAATCCAGTCCGCGGTGACACGCACATCCTGATTCGGCGCTAGAGATAACTGGAGTTGATTGCAAATGGCTCCAGCGTACTGATGAGAACTGCCGACATCCCGATGCACTTCCAGCGTGTATGGTTGTCCAGCCACGCCTGCCGCGTACTCAGATTTCGTCGAGATAAATCGCGACAGGTGCAAGAACCCAGACGAAATTGCAGAACCGCTGATAGTGTTCAACGCAGCCTTGAGCAGATGTCCAATGCTCACTGGGTGTCCGAACATCACGATATTTCCTGCCACACGTCGCGCGCCCGCGAAATCATCCGGATCGTAGAAGCCCCCGAAGGCGTTGCGTGTTGGGAATCGATCGATAGTCTCACTCAAACTCTCCGACATGATCTCGAAATAGTCGGTGGCGGCTACAGCCGTACCAAACGCGCTCTCCTTCCCAATTCCGACGTAACCGAGGAACCCTTGCGCGTGAAGAGCGAGCGCACGAACAACGTAGCTTTGCAGCAGATTGAGTTTGCGTTTCATGGTATTGCACCTCCTAAGAATTGATCGCCACCACTTCAGCACTGACAATGGTTTCCGCCATTGCGCAGAACACGTTTTCCCCCGGATTACGCACCGTCATGAAATCGCCTCCCTCCAGTTGAGAGGCGGTGACGTTGTCGGATACGGTCCGATTGTCCATCAACACGAGCTCCACCTGCCCGAGCAGAGCGTCGCGCTTTACGCAGGCGTCGTTGAATGACGCCATGTCAAACCCCACCGACCACACGCCGATCCTCGCCATGTAGCGAGTTCGTTTGCCGGCAGCAAGAGGTTGTCCAGACGTTGGAGACCGATTCATCATAGTGAGCACGATCGCTTTTCCCGCGTCGGAGAGACCGAACTGCGGGTCCTCCTCTACGAACACCCGCGCGCCGCTGGTGCGAGCGTCTGCCTCGAAGATCGCCTTCAGCGCTGACAAGATGGCGGTGTACGTGACGGCGCTCATGTGGCACCCTTGGTACGTTCAAGCATCGCTTCGAGCGTCGGCTTAATCGCCGCGACAGCCTGACTCGCTGTCGGCAGCACGGGCCGCGCGGGAATGGTGACCTCCTTGCCGAAATGGAACCATACCCCTCCTCGGGATTGCGCGGCGAGAACGCGCGCCTGCTTGACGCGAATGGTAACACCATGCTCGTGGATGGAAGCCAACGGAATCCCGGAAGCAACCTTCAGATTGGTACCCACTTCCACGTAAGTCCTGCCATCGGTCTAGGAAACAAAAGATTGCTTGTACTTCCCCGTATCCTGCAACGGTGCGTCACTGCCACCCAGCCGCATGGCGATAGTCACGGGGGCCAGCGGTCGCCAACCTCCACGCCCGCGCGTGCGAAAACTTTCATCCACGAATGAGATCAAGCGCTGTCCAATCACCCGCAGCATCACCACTGGCTGCACAGCCTCGATCAGCCGATCCAGGTCAGCACGTTTGATGACGACGCTCATATCGATAGTAGTCATGGCAGCCCCCGATTCGCGAGGTCGTCATCAAGCTTGGTTGTATCTTGAATCTGATCCATCTGCGAGCCTTCGCTGAACGTGGGTACGTAGGTCATGGTTGTAGAGTAGATTTCTTGCTTCGCGAGTGATGGCGCGATCTCCGTGCCCCCAGAAGCGACCAGGCTCAGATCACCCTTCACGATATCGTTGATCAGCTTCTGATCATCAATATGCTGCTGCTGTAGCGGATGCCGCCCTTGTTGCGCGGGCGGGAATTGAATGAGCGCACGCTGCACTGTCACGCGATAGATGGTCTCACGCGTAGCGATCGCCGCCAAGATCGGTGGCACCGAAGAAAGTGGGAGGGTGTACCGCGCTATGATCCGAGCGTCGATCTCCGCCTCCACATCCGTCGCGTACTGGTCAATGATTGCAGAGGTGATGTTAGTCACCGACGACAACGACGGAAACGCCGAGTTAATACGCGTGACAGATGTGTAGACGGCGGTCATATCAATAATACGCCCGGTTGTACGGTTCCGCGGCCTCGCGCACGCGATGCAGGATCTCGGCCTCGGCATCTTCCAGGTTGGCGAAGCGCGCCGCCGTGACACCGTTCAGGCGCTTGCCAGCATCCATCTTGTCCGCCGCAATCTGAAACGCGAAATCGATACCCTCACCGGAAGTAGAGGCCATCAGCCCCACGGCCTGTGAGTAATACTGCAGTGGGTCCGAGTTCGTAAAATGACCCTTGCCAAGAAAGTGCTCGCGATAAATAGCGATAGTCTCGCGGCAGCGCCGACGGATCTCTTCGCTGATACGACCTCCATTCTGTTTCAACTCGTAACTGCACAGCAGCATGTTGTCGCGCATAATGAAGTGCTTCTGCAGCTTACGCATCGGATACTTCTCGATGTCGCGCTGTAGCAGCGGGTAATTGCGCTCGAAGCGTACCTGACGCCCGCTTTCGATCAAGTAACCAAGGTGCGCAATGTGCACATCGTTCAGCACTACCATGCGACCTGGACCGGCGTTGATATCGCTTTCGGGGTGTTCGTGAATCATACCGTAAAACCGAAGATTGCCATCGTTGCGGAACAGCCGTACCGGCAAATCCGGATCGAAGACCGTATCCACGGCGAAGTGATGCTGGCGGATCGAGTAACCCTGAAAGATATTCCGCCGCAGATACTTATGCAACCGCTCCGGTTGCAAGAGCTTCTCGTCGGTGTCGATCCAGAGGATGAAATCCTGCGTCGCTTGGGCCAAGGCGATGTTGCGCGGCGTCTCGAAACCCTCCTGCTTCGGGTCCGCGCCCTTGATCACGCGCATACGCGAGTCGTACGTCGCCAGAACACGCAGCGCCTCGGCGGACAATCCACAATCGGCTACCACGTACTCATCTACGACATGGTCCAGCGACCGCAGACACCAGTGCAGAGTCTCCTCGCTGTTTGGTCCGGCAATAACGGTGGCGGAAACGGTCTGACGTGGGCGCTGGAGCCAGAGCTTGCGCTCCATATCG